TTCTCCAACTGTTGAGAGAAAGTCAATTACCTTCTCATAAACCAACAACAGAGTAAGAATCAAGTTCAAAGGCAAGGTTCTTCCACTGACCACCAAGATACATCTGGAGTTTATTTTCTGTCTCATTGAAAATAAAGGCTCCAACATTAAATGACAATCCATCTCTCTCCACTGTTGTAAGTGAAGGTGGATAGAATTGTTCTGTTGCTGTTATAATTCCTGCTTGTACTGTGCTTGCGGATACATTAGTGGTGTTTGCTAGACCAGTAATTGTGACTGCACCAGTAGAACCACTGACACTAATATTGTCACCAGCAATTATTGAAGTTGGGATATTGGAAAGTGTAGAACCATCACCAGAAAATGATGTTGCGGTTAGAATCCCAGATACTGTAGTATTTGTTGTAATTGCAACCGTACCGTTCAGAGATATTTTTGCAGTAGTTCCATTACCTGCAAAAAGTTTCATCTGTCCAGCATTTAACTGGATTTTTGTGTTTGTACTATTATCAGTTCTTCTTCTTATCTGGTCTACATAAATGTCATTACCAAATGTTGCAACCCCAACAACCTGAAGACCACCACCAGTGATATTGACTCCTTTGTTAGCAGTGATGATGCCAACAGAATCAATGTCTGTAACATCTTCATAGGTCAGAGTACCACCAATTGTGACATTACCAAGGAAGGTTGCAACACCTGCCACAACCAGAGTGTTTGCAGACACATTTGATGTGTCCATACCTACATTTGTAAGACCAGAACCATCACCACTAAAAGCAGTGGCATACATTGTCCCATCAACTGTTGCACCAACAGCAACAGTCTGTAATTTCAGTGTGCCATCATGATATAGGTCAACAGAACTTGCTACATTGAATGCAGCAGATGTTTTATTGTCTGCCGCATTCTTGAATGTAGTGTTACCACCAAGAATTCTTAAAGAACCTGTACCAGCATCCTTGATGTAACTATTGTTAGTATCGTGATATATCTGTAAATCACCAGTATCACCTTCAGCACCACCAACGTGTAATACATCATTATCTAATAGATGTACTTTGTTGTGGAAGGTTGTTATACCATTGATGTCTGCCTGTTGAACAGTGAGGTTGTTAACTGAAATATTTGGAATACCAGTCAGACCTTGTGCATTAGTCGCAACTCCTGCAGTGGTCGCATAAGTTGCAATACCCGCAACATGGGCATAACTTGAGTTAGTTGCAAATGCTGATGTTGTGGAGATACCTGCAGTATGTGCATAACCAGCATTAGTGGAGAACCCAGCATTAATTGCGTAAGTTGCCGTTGCGGCGTTACCAGTAATATTACCACTTGTTGTAATATATCCAGCACCATTCGTCAACTGATTGTTGTTGGTTGGAATGGTTGGCGTGTTCTGAAAGTTGGTGTAATCTAAAAGAAAACTCGATGTAACACCACCAACAGTGTTTGAATTAGAAGCAGTTCCGGTTAGACTACCGGTTACATCACCAGTTAAATCTCCTACAAAACCACTAGATGCAGTTACAATTCCAGAGAAAGAAGCACTACCATCAGCATAGATGCCAGCCGCAATTGGATTTTCATCCATTGTGGGTGTACCACTATTGTCTGAATAATCTGGTGGTCTTTGATTTCTTGAGTAGTTATCGGCATTCGGATTTCTAAGAATAAATCCACCAATAGATGTAGTTACACCTGTAATGAATATATTCTGACCATCAAGGTCATTGACATTAATATCACCAGTGGTTACAGTACCACCATAAGATATTTTATTTTCCCCGTAGGTTTCATTCCAGGGATTAATTAAAGTTACCGTCGTGGCAATACCGACACCACCAGTGTCTTGCACAGTAAAAATTTTACCGTCATAAGTGTTTAGAGCTAACTCGCCTAACTCTAAATTTAAAAGCGAAGGACGTTTTGACGCGACAGCCGATCGCTTAAACTTAATCTTTGGGTTTGCCATTATATCGAGCGGTATATACCATTAATCTGTTATATAACAGATATACCTATTTAGAATGTACCCCCATCAGATGGAGATTCTGTTTTTTTACGAGTGGCACGACTAGTAGATTTTTTCATAGTCTCATCAAAATTTTTAATCTGACCCTGATACTCCTCAATAGCTTTATTCAACTCCTTAATTTTATCATTCTGTTGTGAAATAATATCGTTTTGGTAAGCAATCTTTGACTCAAGTACAATACTTTGCGTAAAATAATCATTCATTTTCTTTTGTAGCGTATTAATGTAAAAATTTAGTTCAGCTTGTTCCATAAAAAAAGGGGACTCCTTCAGTCCCCTCTATTTATTCAGTTGTCAAATATTATCAGGCGAATGTGCCACCATCAACAGTGATGTTCTCAAGGAATCTTGTAGAACCTGAACAAGAAATAACCTGAGATTGACCAGCACAATCATTCATCCAAAGACCTTTTGCTTCAATGTCTGCCCATGCAGTAACAGAAGCAACAGAACCACCAGTACCAACATTCGTAATTGCAACATCGGTTGCAAAACCGATTCTCATGCTGCCACCAGGTTTGACTGCGGCAAACATCGATGCAATTTTTGCATTAGCAGAACTGACACCAACGTGGTTGTAGTACATTACAACACCACTGTTGTAAGTAGTTACCTCTGCAGGTGGTTGAAGAGAACCATCGGGAAGTCTCTGAAGACCCAGTTCAATGACAGGAGAAACGATTCTCAAATCTTCAACGTCAATGTTCGTGACAGAACCACCAACTGATAGGTTACCTGTGATATTGACATTACCACCGAATGAACCACCACCAGTCAATGTAAGAGTTGTTCCCTTAAATTCAGTTGCGGTTGCAATACCAGTAATAGTACTACTCTCACCATGCATTCTATCAATATAACCTTGATCCCAGTTTAGTGAACTACTACCGAGACTTCTTACACCGTCAGTAGATGGGACTAAATCTGAATCAAATCTACCAGTAACTGTGACCGTATCTGATGTTGCGTTACCAATATCTACATTACCTTGAAGATTTGCCAAACCTGCAGCAGTAAATGTACCCTGAACTTCTTGGTCAGTAGATACTGTTACTTTACCATTTGAGTCTGCAATTGTAACTGCAGCAGTTCCATCCTTCGCTTGAATTGCTCCAGTCTCAATAGTTGGAACATCAAGTTCAGTTGTAATATTGACAGTGGCAGGAAGACCAAATGTCAGAGTGTTGTCTGTTACAGCAGTTTCAACTTCACCCGCAGTACCGGAAAATCTCAGTGTCTGGCCAGTCTGGAACAAGTCAGTTGTTCCTGAGTCGGCAGCAACATTAAAGGTAACTGCAACACCCGCCGTGGTGCTATCTACATACGCCTTAACTGATTGTTGTGAAGGAATAGCAGTGGCACTGTCAGATGCCATGTTATCTTCATCCAAGAAGGCTGTTACACCATCAAGGACATTTAGTTCAGTAGCAGTAGCCGTGATTTCGACACCGTTGATGAAGTAGGCAACCATGTCCATGCCACCGCCAGACACGATGTTAGTGGCGGGGTTTAGGTTGAGAGCAGTGTCAGTGTAGAGAGACTCGTAACCAGGGGTCGTGTTATTCGAGTCAACAAACGTGAAGAAGTAGTTGCCAGTGGTTTCGTTCTTGACAACCTTAACTTTGTCTGCTTGGGTAGCAGTACCAGTTACGTCACCAGTAACGTCACCAGTTAGAGCTCCAGCAATATTGGTTGCCGTAAGGGTGTTAGTTGAGGGGTTATAAGAAATACCAGCGTCAGTTCTTACCGCTTCTTGTGTTGGGTTTGTATTATTATCAGAAACAAAAGTTAGGAAGTGACTTGAGTTAGTATCAGTAGATCCAATCGCAAGTGTGGCTGCTTGAGCACCACCACCCGCAATAGTTTCAAGTTCTGTTTCTAAATCTTGAAGAGCACCTTTAACTGTTTCGCTATCAGCAATAGTGGTTCCAGTGAACGTTCCAAGGTTAGTTGCATCTCTTGCAACACCACTCAGAGTTACCAGATTATCACCAGCTTGACCATCATCTAGAACATCTCTACCATCGACAGTACCACTAAGAGTAATACTACCGGTAAAGTTGAGGTCACCAGTTCCAGTAATATCACGACTGTTGAGGTCAAGGTTTCCTCCAAGTTGTGGAGAAGTATCGTCAACAAGATCTGTAACTACATCTGCCCAACCTAGACCGGCAACCGAGTTACCATTAATGGTTGTAAGACTTTGAATTTTGAGGAATTGACCACCACTTCCAGCAACTGGAAAAGAATATGTGGTAATACCACTCAGAGAATCATTTGATTTTAACTCAATAAAATCTGTACCATTATTAGTACCTTCGTATAGTTTGATACCACCACCAACAGTGGTAGAATTCAAATTCCAAAACTCTCCTCCACCAATAAGTTGATTGCCCGTAGGAGAACCGACAAATAACTGGTACTTATCGGTAGTGAATCCTGGTTCACCAACTGCCAATGAGGGCAGGTCAGCAAAAACACCTCTCTTAAACTTAAGTGTTGGGGATGCCATGTCGTAATCTACTAATTATCCTATGTTATATTTATTAATTAATAAATGTATATTAACTAAAACTACCATAGTCTTGATGGCCATCCTGAACACCATCAGACAAATCAACAATAGTGAATGGTGAATCGTATTCCCATACATTACCTGGTTCGTTGAATGTAAGAACATCATCGTCACTAGGTGTACCTGTGATTGCATATCCTGCAATAGATGTTGCATTACCAGAGGCGCCAGTGGATGCAATGAATTGACCAGATGCTGCATCAAAGACCAAAGTCAAACCATTATCAATTGACGTTGTTGATGCTGCAGCAATGTTTGTAAGTGGTCCTAAATCAACTACACTACCTGCATCAGCACCAACCCACTTGCCAGTAGATGTTTGATACTTAAGTACTTTGTCATTGACCTTGGCACTGTCTCTGTCAACATCATCCAAGAATTCAAGTCTGACTTCACCACCACCACCTTGGACTTCAACCTTCTGAATGGTTTGATAAAGCATCTTACGAAGTTGGTCAACCTCACGCTTCATTCGAGCCATTTCGGTTTCAGACTCATTGAGTTGTTCTTCTTCTGGAATCAGTTGTTCCAAAATTTCAAGTGATTTATCAATAGTACTTTCTTCTTTAGATACTATCTCACTACCAAGACCTTCTGTTGGTTTTAGTGGTTCTGGTGTGATAATATCTTCAGTTTCTATCTCAAGAGGTTTGTAATCATCCTTCCAGTTACTAGTATCTACTTCTTCCTTCTGTTGTTTTACCCAATCATCAGGTATAAGATTATGTTTTTCCTTGAATTGATTATGTAATTTGGTTGGTGTAATATTGTACTCTGCACTAATCCCTCTCATAAGTCTATCAATTGACTTATAAGATGTACTTTTAAGATTTACCAGTTCAGTTTCTAGAACCTTTACTGCCTTTATCGCACTCTGTTCTACCCTTGGGGTCTCATTAAACAAGAATGCTTCAAAAATTTTAGCATCTTTTTTAATTTTTTCTAATTCTTTTTCTTTTTTTAAATTTTTTTCTTTAACCTTCTTTTTTTCTTCACTCAAACTTGAGAAAAGGTCTCCAAGGGATACCTCTCCAAGTATTTCTTTAGTCTTTTCTTTGTCTTTTTTCTTCTCCTCACCAATAAGAGAAAAGAAATCTCCTAAGTTATCCATTTTTTACACAGATATAGTTGAATTTACAATAACTGAACCTTCAAAAACCTTCGAGACTACACTCGAACCAGAGGTTACAAGAATATCATAGTAGTTTCTACCTACTGTCAAATTTGATGTAATTGTAGTACCCATCGACAACGTAATTGTTCCGGTAGTTGATGCAATACCTACAGTAAAACTCTGAACATTGAGTACATCTTCTGGATATTTTCTAATTTTAGAAACTCCAGTGTAACCAGTCAAATCGATAATAGTCTGGTCAGGATTTTTCATCACAAAATTCTGTGAAAAATCTGTACCTTTGTCGATTTGTATATTTACTGATTCAGCAGCCATTGTATTCTTTTTAGGTATTTAGGTCCTTACCTGCATTCTTCAACATCTTCTGAAGGTCTGCAGTTGAACCAACAAAAAGAGCATTATTGACGGTTGTTGGTCCTTTCAATTCCTCTTCTTTATTTACATCTTTCAGTTTTTTCTGAAGGTCCATCAACTTATCAGTGGCATCAGAGACACTCTTAATTAATTGACCGGCAACTTCATATGCTCTTGGCATCTCGCTTTCTTGAGCAAGTTCTAAGATTCCATTGATTGCTTCCTGACCCTTTTCAATGATTGAATATAAATTACCCCTGGTATATTCATAGTCTTTACGAATATCTTCCTTGGAATTTTCATACCTTTCAATTCTCTTCTCAATAACATTCTTTTCTGGTGTTACCTCTATTGGTTCAACATCAAAAGTTTCATTGAGCTTTTCATACTTATCCATGATTTACCTCAGAAAAGATTTCCGTCAAAACCGAAATTGTCACCAACTTCAATTTGTGCATTATCTGCTTGAGTTATAGTATATACCTTCTCTCCAAGTAAATGATTTTGTAGTGGTGACTTATCTTGAGCTCTCCTAACTGATAACCTATTACCTGTCACATTCTCCACATACATCTCTTCTTGACCGATGTAAATATAAGATTTTTCTGGAATTTTAGTTCCATCATCAACATCAATTACAGTTTCTACCATATCAACATTCTCCGAGAGTAGAGTTGCAACTACACCATCATAATCTTTAACTGCCCTTGGAGTAACTTGATATGTAACATCTCTTTCGTATGACCTGCCACTGGTTGAACCAGCAACATATCCAATAGTAACCTTTTTGATAATATCGGAAGAAACATCCTTGAGAGGACCAAAGACATAAGTCTTTGCCGTGAATGTCAGAGTGTATATAAGAGCTCTTCTTGTATCAAAATTACCTTCATAATCATCACTCATATCAATGTTCTCCAGTTGAACCGGAACATTGATTACTTCATTCAGATTACCCAAGAACTTAATGGGGAGTGTATAACCTGGTTGAAAGTAAGGTACAATTTGTTCAATAATTTGAAGCATGTCATCATTCAATTTGGTGTAAATTGAAAGAGTGATTGTCATATTATATGGAACGGGAAGATATCCTTTCTTCGTCTCTGTTCCGTCAGAATCCGTATAAATTACCGTCTGTGTTTGAGTTGATTTTCTCGAAGAATCATACGACAGATTTGTAAATTCAAATGACATCCTCGGAAGTGTCATTTGAACCGGTGCATTCAAATCCGGGTTTTGTTTTAGTCTTGCAAGAAATTTCTGAGTAGGTCCGTAAGCAAGAGGAACTTTAATGACACTAAATGTGGTGTCATTCTCATCTTTATGTTGAATTTGAATTCCATTGAACAAAGAACCAAATCCAATAATTACAGATCTAAAGATCTCATTGTAAAAATATTCAAACATTACTTTGAAGACATATACTTCTATTTAACAACTTTTAATTATGGCATACCAAATGGATTGGATGTTGAGAAATCTAAAATTACTTTCGCTTCTGCCTCAATGTTATCATTATCTGCAAATGGTGTGACCAAATCATCAGTATTTACAGAACCAACTACATACTTTGCTCCAGATGTACTACCGGTTATATATTCTTGTGGAACAAAATTACCACTTACAATACTAATCTCCATAATATTTGTAACACCATTCCATTCCTTGACCCTTGCAGTTGTACCAGATAAAGAACCAGTTACAATCTCATTGAATACAAACATTCCACCAACACTAATATCAGGATTATCGACAAACGGTGGATCGATAATTACGACTGGGTTGGCATCATATCCAGAACCACCATCAATAACATAAATTGCAGTAACGATACCTGCACTAATTGCTGCAAGACCAACTGCATATCTAGATGGTGATGGGTAG